TCGCAGCGTCTGCCGCCGCTTGGGTTGAATGCTCTCCGCCATTGCTGTCTGTGTATATAATTGGGCCTGACGTAATAACCTCTGATGGACCAGTTCCATAAACTGTGGTGTCAGGAGTGCTATCGCCGTCAAAATCATAAATTTTATCAGCAGCAGTCTCAATGTATCCCTGATCCCCAAACACATTGGTAGCGGCAGTGCTGACAGTATCATAAACATTAGAAGCAGTATCTCTGATAGAGCTTCCAACATTGCTTATAGTGTTTCCAACTGATTGAGCTGCGCTATGCCCCCACCAATGATCGTAAGCAGGAATGCCGCCCGGCCCCGGTAATCCAGAGCCGCCCATATCGCGAAGCGCCTGCTCTTCCTGCGGATTAATGTACGCCAGCATATGTGGCTGATTGGAAATCATAGTTTGCCGTGGGACGCCATTAGCCACATTCTCCAACGCGCCAATGCCTGCGTCTGGGTAGGCAGGCTCAGTTGGGGCACTCATTGTCGGTTGCTGGTTCTGCTGAACAATTGCGTTCACACGATCTATAAAAGTATTCATTACTAGAAATCCATCCTGTAATTAAAGCCAACTGTAGGTGTGCCTGTGTTGCTATCTGAATACTGCAATCTTGAATTTTCACCAATATTCATTCCAACAGTGCCATAATAATTCGCGTCAGATCCAGTTCTTTTTTGTCGTTCTGCATTTAAACTAAACGCGCCAATTCTTGCGCCAATGCCTATCTTGGTGAAAGTTCCGACATTCGGATTGCTAAAAAGACTTGCACCTGTAGATGGATCAGTAAAATTTATATTGGATCTGGTTCTTCCCGCAGAAGCCGATCCCTGTAGGTCAACTGGACCCAGTGAGGTTTCGCCATCCAATCCAAGACGGACAGTCTTGGCCGTGCTGTCCATGTTAACAAAACCATCTGACCTAGATCCTCTTTCGTCAGTGTATCCAATCGATGGAGTAATTGATCTATTATCAAACCTAAGATCTATCTCTTTCTTAGAGCTGTCAGGACCAACATAATAACTAGCACCACCAGAAAATGGTAACTCTGCGTTTCTAAGATCTATGTCTGCTAAAGCGCCGGGTGTATATCTGTTTTCCATTACGCCTCCATTGGTGGTTGTGGCGGTGGAGCTTGCTGCGGTTGTGCTTGTGGTTGTTGCATCATCGCATTGGAAATTGCGCCCAGCGCGCCCATACCGCCTTCGCCATTCATGCGCCGCTTTATCTCCATAACCTTATCGATCAGATACTTGTTCATATCCATAGGTGGACCGCCCTGCGGATCTCCTTGGGGAGCCTGCTGTGGACCGCCCTCTTGACCTTGAGGCAGACCGCCAAATGCGGCAGGATTTACTGGAGGCAGATTATATGGTTGGCGGTACATTCTTCATCATCTCCATCTGTATTTTAGCCGCGTTCTTTTCGCGCTCTAACTGCAATTCAGCCTCTAGCTTTCTGATCTTAGCCTGCATATCAGCCTGCGCCTTAGCCGCGTCAATCTCAAGATCCTGACGGGCTTCTGCCTGCTTGATCTCAATGCTTGATTTAGCCTTGGCTTGGTCGGCTTGGATTTGCGCCTGAGTACGAGCCTTTAAAGCCTCAGTCTCAAGTTGCGCTAATTGCTGTGCATACTGCAACGGATTGGCTTGTTCTTGGCCCTTCTGTTGGCCACCAGTTAAAGCCTGTATTTGCTTCATCTGTGGAGCCGCCTGCACAACCTGTGCCGCACGTTGGCTAATCAGGCGATCCATCTCTGGGTCAACTGCGTCGAACCTAAAGTCTGGGTTCTTGAAATCTGGCATTGGTGGCATTTCCATCTGGATACTTGCCTCCATCCGCTGACGATATAGCAACGCAATATGCTCCGCTATGTGAGCAATCAGAATTGGCTGCATAGCTGCAGCGCCGGGATTGCCGCCAAGTGACGGATCTTGGATAAATTGGATGTGAACCGCAATGTGAGATTCGTGATCCTGCTCTGGGAAAGCTCGAATTGCCTTGCCGTACAACACGCTCATGTTCTCATCAATTGGGTCCATCTGGACCGCCTCTTCTGGCTTCTTCAAGATCTCGTCAATGTTCGGTATTCTGATCGCCTCATACATCCGCTTGTATGCTTCGTATAGGTCGTGAAGCTGCGGAGCTGATCGCGCCATTTCAAGAACCGCTTGCGCCTGCGAGATGCGCTGGGCTGTCGAGAAAATATTCGGATCACTCACTGGGACAATATCAATGCGATCATCGAAGTCAGAACGATAGATAACCTCCGCAGCTCCCGCCTGCGAAAAGCTAAACTCGTCAGGGAGATTTTCAGAGTTAAGTTCCGCAAGAAGTTTGAACTCTTGGCCCTGCGCGTAATGCAGGCGCTTATGAATTGCACTAAATGCCTTGGAGCCCTGCTCAATCAACGCAACCGTGGAGCCAACTGGGGCATTCGGGTTTACGTCGCCAATGTTTAAATCGGCGGTGCTGGCAAATCTCTGGCCTGCGTCAACCATATATCCAAGCAAGTTAAACAAAGAGCCCGACGGCTCCTTAAACGGCAATGGCATAATCGCCTTGTTTACGTCATCAACCGTACTGTCGAGGTCAACAAACTCGCCGGGGGAGATCTGCATATCGCCGCCCTGAACGCGACCACGCAGCTTAAATCCACCCTGCATATTCGAGAAGGCTGCACTGTCGAGCAATGCGCGTAAAGATCCAGTCGCCGCTTTACCTAATCCACCGATCATGTGGTAAAGACCAAAGCCGTAGAACCCTAGACCGGGCAGGAACTTATAGCTCACAAACCAGTCGCGGCGCTTCTTCATCTCATCGTCTTCGCGCCAGTTACGGCGAACCGCCACGACAGCCTGACTGTCATAGTCAATCGTGATGACATATGGGATCGCCACTGCGTTGTCGTCCTCGTCGTCGTCATCCATTTCCTCGCCGTCAATGCCATCGAACAAATCGTAGACGTGCATTTCGAGCAGTGTCATTACGTTATCGTTGCTATCGTCGTACTGATCTACGCCCTCAATCTCACCAATAACATCGTCCGACGGATCGATACCGTCACCACCATCGCCATACTTTGATGGCAGGTAATATCCGTTCTTAACGTAGCGGTTGAAGTCATTCTTCGGCATACGGATGACGTGGGTGTAGCGTGGGCTGGTGTATAAGTCTTTGCTCTCTGGGGCGACCACAAAGTCTTCGGCTTTTACGAACTGGCTACACTGCCGATCCATATTAGCATCCCACCATACTTTCTTAAACGTATGACCGATCAGCGGCAGGTGAAACAGCATCTGATCAAGATCAGGGAAATACTCAGGCATTTCCTGCGTGATCTGGTAGTTCATGAATTCACGGACGCGGCGACCCTGCTCCTCGACCTTTGGATCTGGAGTTCCGATAACGACCGACTTGACCGGGCCACCTGACGGATAAAGCTCTGCGATTGCCTTGGCATTAAACTGCGTAGCGGCCTCTGCAATCAGCGGGTGCACAACTGTTGATAAGCCGCGTGTTGCGCGCTCATTTTCGTTCTCTTCCATGCCGCCATCTGGATCTAATGTTCTGAGGCCATCTTTGTAGCGCTCTTCCCATTCGGATCTGGCTGCACGGTCATTTTCGTAATAGCTGATTAGCTCTTGTGATTTGCGCTTTAGTTCACGCTCATCAATTGTCTCTGCTAGGTTTTGGTCGAACTGAGCTGAATCAGCTTCGTCCATAGCGTCTAATTCTGGATCGCCAACTAAAACATCGCCGTCGGGAAGCTCCTCAACCATTAGGCTGTCGTCAGGTAAGCCTTCAGCAAATGGGATAATTTTTGGATCAGCCATACAGTGTCATCCTCTGAGGTTCGTTTATTTCGTCTTCTTCTGGGTCTTCACTATGCCCAAGGAACCAACCTTTTCTTAATCTTAACCACGCCTGCGTGCAGGTATCTACAACATCATCATTGGGGTGTGCAGGGAACGCCGCAACAATATCTATTAAATCTTTAGCCCACTTCTTGTCAGATGGGTAGTAAATTCTGCCGTCTTCCAAAAGTGCAGAGCTGGCATGAGCACGGGCTTCCTTATCCCGGTCAGGAGAATATGCCAATACTGGAACACCAGCCATACGCAAATCCTGCAGCAAAGACTGGCCAGACGCCTTCTTTTCGATCAACACTGCGTCGGGCTCCCACTCCTCGTAGGATTCTTGGGCAATCTTGCGTAGTTCTGGGTAGCTGACTTTGTCGTACCAGCACTCCAGCACGATAGCGCACATTGCGCCCTTATGGCGAAACACGCCCCAAGTTGTTCGAGCACTAAAGCTAGAACTTTCCTTGGCCTCGAACGCTGTATCCCAAGACTGCAAAACATATTCGACTTCTGGCATATCTTGGCTTTCCCACGGAACCCACCAGCTTGCCTTGAGTATACCGCCACCCTTGGGGCTAGGACGTTGCTGTAGCTGCCCAGCGGCTGCGTAGGAGCCAAGACTGCGCTCTAGGGTCGATAGGGTCTTCTCATCGATCCTATCAGGCCAAAGCAGCTCGCCCTCCTTGGTGCGTGGATCTGTGAAGCCAAGGCTGGATCTCATAGGATTTGGCGCGCCAACCTCATATCTCGCCGGGATCATTAGGTGATCCCACTCATCGCCAAGTTGATTTTTCAAGACGTGGCCTGTGAGGTCAAGCTCATTCACGCGCTGCATCACGATAATGAAGGATCCGGTACTTGGATCGTTAAGGCGTGTCTGCATGGCCTGATCCCACCACTCTAGGACGCCCTCACGCACCTTAGAGCTGTCGCTTTCCACCACGTTGTGCGGGTCGTCGATACAAATTATGTCACCACCATCCCCAGTAAGTGCACCTCCAACTGACGTTGCGATCCTGTAGCCTGTCTTATCGTTCTCAAAACGCTGCTTTTGGTTCTGGTCTGACGTAAGATTGAACTTGTCGCCAAAGTGCGCCTGATACCACGGACTATCGATCAGCCTGCGGCACTTGGTGCTGTCTCTGATCGACAGAGAACTTGCGTATGATGCGTAGAGGAACTTTTTTTCTGGATGCGTCGCCCAAGTAAAAGCAGGCAGCACAACGGCCACTGACAGCGACTTCATGTGTCTTGGTGGCACGTTAATGATCAGGCGCTTGATGTCGCCATCGACCACGGCCTGCAGGTGGTCACTGATTGCGTCGATGTGCCAGTTGTTCTTAAACTCTACACCCGGCTCAATCGTCGGCCAAGCTGCCTTCGTAAATCGTTTGAGACTGCGCCGATACTTCTCTGCTCTCACCTGTTCGATCTTCAATCCTGCTAAATGCTGCCTCAATTGATTCGAGCTGGTCATCGCTAATCCTCGTTAAATCTATGATGTGGTTCTGCTCTACCGTGGCTGCGATCTCTTTCTTATCGACCCAGCCTGCCCGGTTCTTCAAAAAAAAGATGATGGACGGCACGTTGCGATCCACAGTGGCATTTTCAAAGAGCGCGTTGGTCACGGCATCTATGCCACGGGCCTGACCTCTTTTTATAGTCTCCGAAAACTCCGAATTATCTGCCTGATAAAGATAGAATGTTGACTGTGAAATGCCCAGCATTCCAGCGCATTGCTCTACTGTTAGACCCTTTGCCATA